TTGTGGAGTGGCGCGCCGTGTCGAAAGACAAGGGTTAGTCCGTTCTTGTGTACTACAAACTATTAAAGGTAAAAGGTGATACTCATGTTGATTCCGATGCAAACTGTTGTGATGCTTGTGTTGCTGGCTCTGGTCGGCTTTCTCGGCGCGAAGTGGTTGTTTCAGAAGGACGCTGCCGTGGTTGACCGTCGGCGCGGTGCCGCGAAGTTGGCCGCTGTTCTTCGGTCGTATGGCTTGGTGCGGATTCCTGATTTCTTGATCGACTATTCTGTTGCCGACATTGCGGGAATGGCCACGAAGATCAAGGCGTTGGCTGACTTGTCGGTTTCCGGCGAGGACGCGATTCTCACAGAGTTGAACTCCGTGTTCGACAAGGTACTGGTTGAGAAACTGAAGACGGAAGCGGGTCGGGCATTTATTGCCTCGAAACTTTCGGACGCCGTGAAGCCTGAAGACACTTCTGTGATCCAAGACGCCCCTGTCCCGGCGACGAAGTAACGAAATCTGAACTAGCCTCGTAGCGAGGCTGGTTCTCGATATACTCTTCCATGAGAGTGTTTCGAGAACTAAAGAAGCAAGGGTTGTAGGTAGCGCGATGAAGTCGCTGGCGACGTTCTTTGTGGCGATGTACTTCTCTCCTGTTTGGCTGTTGCGAACCGGTTCCTCTACTCTCCAATCATTGCAACCTACAACCTTTGCTTCTTGAGTTCTGAGGCGTAACAATGGCAGTGCGATTCAAGTCAAAGCGAAGATGTCGAAATTGCCCTGATGACGAATTGCCAACACCGGTTGCCCGGACATTTGAGTCAATTACATGCGCAGCCGAAGGCGAGATGCTGTGGAAGGCTGCGATGGTGTCGTGTGGCAGTCAGTTGGAGTTGTTGTTTCGGTACACTGTTCTTGATCTTCCTGGCGACCCGATTCAGCAATTGAAACGATTGCACGCACGTCTAGGCGCAATTATTGGGGTCCGCGAGGAGAGACAAACAGCAATCCGCCATGAGTGATAAATGTACAGAAGTCTGGCGTCTGTTTGATGAGGGGTTGGAAGCGTTGAACCTGACGACGTGTTCCCGTTGGTCGGCTAGTCGTCGTATTATGGGGCCACCTTTCCCAGGACCGTATGGGTGGAAGTATCATCCGTGGGTACGCGAGATTCTTGATTCGACAGCAACGCATAATTATGCGATGAAAGCCGCCCAGATGGGCGTGACAGAGGTTTGCATTAACCGCGCACTGTTTGTTTTGGATCAACACCACCGCGACGTGTTGTATGTTCTTCCAACGCAGAAAAACGCGAGTGACTTCAGTAAGGCTCGATTCAATGTTGCGTTGTACTTGAGTCCGCATATCAAACAGATGTTCACCGAAACAGATTCGGTTGAGATAAAGAGAGCCGGGGCGAACACACTTTACATTCGAGGTTCAAGGGGCGACAGCAATCTAAAGTCCATTCCAGTGTCCGATGTGATCTTGGACGAAATGGATGAGATGGAAGAAAAAGCAATTCTGATGGCGATGGATCGCCAAGCAGGTCAACTTGAAAAACATATCTGGGGAATTTCAACACCGACACTTCCAAACGTTGGAGTACACAAGGCGTTTCTTGGTTCGACGCAAGAACATTTCATTTTCAAGTGTCCTTGTTGCAGTAAACGTACCGAGTTCATTTGGCCAGATTGTGTCGAGATTATCGGTGAGTCACACTATGACCCGCGATGCCATGAATCGTTTTTGAAGTGTAAAGAATGCAAGGGACGAATCAATCACGCTGACAAACCACTCTTCCTGAGTGATGCGACGTGGGAACGAACTAATTTTAACTGTAATCCTGATGTACGCGGTTTTGCGATCAATCAGCTTTACAGTTATACGGTCACGCCGGGAGAGTTGGTTGTAGCTCATCTCGGTAGCATGGGCGACGAAGCCGCAGCGACAGTTTTCAACAACTCTCGACTTGGAAAACCATTTTTAGGCGAGGGGGCACAGATCACTGATGAGATGTTGACGGATTGTGTCCGAAATTACACCATCAATGATAAGCGGCCAACACGTCCATTCGAGCGTTTGATAACGATGGGAGTTGATCCGGGGGTCATTGGTTACATCAGTGTGACAGAGTGGTTTCTCCCAACACTCGATAGCGACCCAAACGCAGCGGCCACTGGAAAATTAGTGTGGTATGGGCATTTTGGCGAAGAGGATTGGAACATTCTTGACGAGTTGATGCGGGAGTGGCAAGTGCTTGCGTGTGTTGTTGATGCTGACCCGAATATCAATGAAGCCCGAAACTTTGCCCGTCGTTATCCCAAGTTTGTTTGGCTTACAAGGTATCGAGACGGAAATCAAGCACGTGAAATGACAATTGTAGACCCGGACAGTGGCGCTCCAATTGCACAGATTGACAGGTCGAATTGGTTTTCTTGCACGCTAGGACGTTTCAAGACAAAACCACCGCGTATTTTTCTTCCGGCTGACATTTCGTTGGAATACAGAGAACACTTGAAGGCGATGGTCCGAACATACGAGAAAGATGAGCATGGTGGGTTGCACATGGTTTACAAAAACATGGGACCCGATCACTATGCACACTCTTTACTTTATTCAGACGTTGGCCTACGTTTTGCTGCTGCAATTCAAACGAACCAAGACATTACAAAATCGGTGTAAGCATGAGTGATCCTGTTCGCATTATCGACAGTCGCCATCCCGTCTTAACGACGGGGATCAATGACTGGGAGTTGTGGCGTAAGACGTATGCCGGTGGGTCAGACTACCGTTACACATACTTGAAACAGTTTACCACGCGCGAAGAAACAACAGATTTTAATTTCCGCCGAGACAACACGCCGATTCCGACATTCGCTCGGGCAGCGGTGAACGATATTCGCAACGCGATTTTTCAGCGTATGCGTGATATTCTCCGTCGTGGCGGGAGTGATGCGTACCAGAAGGCAATCAACGGGGAGCGTGACGGTGTTGACCGAAACGGTTCTACAATGAATGCGTTTCTCGGAATGAAAGTCTTGACGGACTTGCTGGTAATGGGTCGAGTTGGCATCTATGTTGACGCCCCGGTGATCGAAAATGCACGAACACTGGCTGAGGCCCCCACAACACAGCCATACCTATACCAATATGCGGTCGAGGATATTCTCAACTGGCGAATGGTTGGCGCTGACAAGCCTTCACAGTTTCAGTCGGTTTTGTTGCGAGACACAACTCTTGAGTTCGATCAGGACACATATCTTCCAACATTGACAGGACAACGTTATCGTTTGATGTGGATTGACGCTGACACAGGAGATGTCATGCTTCAATTCTACAACATGAAGGGCGAGATGATTGACTCAGAAGGTCTCCCGGCGACGGAGCCAACACGTCTTGAGTTGAAACAAATTCCCTTTATCGTGCTTGATATTGGTGACAGTCTTTTGAAAGACGTAGCCTATTATCAGATCGCTTTGTTGAATCTTGTGTCGAGTGATGTGAATTATGCTTTGAAGGCGAATTTCCCCTTCCTAGTTGAACAACGTGATCTTCGAGCAATTGGCGCACATTTGAAACGAGTGGCAACAGAGGATGGAACATCGAGTGCTGGCGGTCAGGGAGCGGCAGATGAGGCGGTAAAAGTCGGCGTTGTGCATGGGCGCGTCTATGGTCTTGACATGGACCCGCCATCATTTATCAATCCGTCATCGGAGACCCTAACAGCTTCGCAGGCATTACAAGTCAAGTTGGAAGCCGACATCCGAAAGTTGATTAACCTTGCCGTGACCAACATTGGCGCACGTGCATCGGCCGACTCGAAGGAGATGGATAATCAGGGGTTGGAAGCCGGGTTGTCATTCATTGGCTTGGTTTTGGAGAACGCGGAACGACAGGTTGCGAAGTATTGGGCTGCGTATGAGAACCGTGACTCGAAACAACAACTGGTCGCCACGATAAAGTATCCTGATCGTTATAGTCTGAAGACAGACACAGACAGGATTCACGAGGCTGAAAAGTTAGCGGCGTTGGTAAATGCTGTGCCGGGACGAACGGTTAAGAAGGAATTGAGCAAGTTGGTTGTCGCTTCTTTGCTGGCTGGAAAGGTTGATCTTGAGACTATTGCAAAGATTGAAAAAGAGATCGACAGTGCCAACTATACAACAAGTGACCCCAAGACCCTAGTTGACTTAAAGAACGCCGGACTTTGTGGCAGCCAGACGGCATCGGTCGCCGCAGGATTTGATGAGGGCGAAGCAGAAATTGCGGAGAAAGAAAGCACGGAACGTGCAAAACGGATCGCGGCTGTTCAAGGTGTGACAGGTGGTGGGAATCCGGCGGCTCGTGGTGTGAAGGATTTAGCCGTTGACGATCAAGGTGGCTCTGATGAAAAGGAATTGAGCCGAAACACAGACTTACAACCGACGACAATGCCACGGGTTCGTGGTGATGGTCGTCAAACGGAGAATAACAATGCAGATTGATAGAGAATCCCTGCCCGACTTTTGGACGGGCAGAGTCACTGTTGGGACGACACCGGTTCAAATTCAAGCCGCCTCACTTCCACTGCGGAAGGGGTTGTATTTGAAAATTGACGAGACGATTGCTGCTGCTATCGTATCACTCGGGAAGACTGCCTCTGTTCTTGGTTTTGCGATCAAGGCCGGACAGGCAAGTCCAATGTTGTTTGTTGATGATTTGAACAAGCTGTGGCTGGTCAGCACTGATGCTGGTACGATAGTCACGTGGATTGCTTTCTAATAAGGGCTGATAACTATGGCTTACATTACACCAAAATATCCGGGCCAAGTGTGGGACGGTCTCTCGCCTAATGACGACCGAATTGATCGTGCGCAGAATCTCGGTCCAAATCGAGAGGACTGGGATCAGATTGTCGCGGAAGTAATTGCAACACAAGAAGAATTGGACATTGTTAGCGGTGGCGCTGGAGCAACGGGTCCGACTGGACCTTCAGGTGGCCCAACAGGTCCGACCGGCGTGACTGGCGCAACTGGTGTGACCGGAGCAACCGGCGTGACCGGGGCTACTGGTCCCGATGGTGCGACTGGACCGCAAGGCGATACTGGCCCGACCGGCGTTGATGGGGCTACTGGTCCCGATGG